AATGTCGCCAGCCCCGGTATCGATGCCTTTATGCGACGGGGGAGCGTCGCGACGACCGGAAATGGAACCTTCTTCAAGCTCAGAAATCGTATGCTCCAGTGTCTCCGAGACGAAGTTCGTCCACAGGTCCACGGAGTTGATGTTATCGCCAATTGAGGTAGCCTTGACGAAAGCGACTTGAGCGCCTGTACCGGATGCCATGTTGTTCTCCTTATAACTGGTTGACGAACACGAGGACATCCACCTCGAACGTCGCTAAAGCCAAGAATGAGTTGGATGCCTCGTCCTTAGCACTTACAAATTCTGCCGGGCCAAGCTTACTGGTCTCCAAATCCGTGTCAAAACGTTGGTTCGCCTTGATCGTATTCATAGCCAGCGTCACAAGACCATTCCGAATTGTAGCGGCTTCTCTGTGAGAACTCAAGTGCAAGCCAATCACCGTTACAATATAGGTGGCTGACACCACGTAATCGTTTCCCGCCCTTACTTCTGGGTCCATCTTCCTCAATTGGATATCACAATATGGCATATTCGTCATATTTTCGTCTCTCTCGTCCCCCTCATACCGGACCATTTTAAAGTCCGTGACGTTGGTTTCAATCAGACAACGTAGGCTCTCGCCAATTCCATCAATATCAATCATTTATCATACCATGTATTACATAGTTATAGTGGAATAGGGGTTTCTGTTTGCTCTCGCTACAATCTTTTTGACCCACTGATCCGCCTTCTTTTTAGCGATACTCTCAGCTTCGGCCCTGTTTGCGAAGACCTTTCGAGCAGGAACAACACTCGGTTTCGGGTTCTTTAAGAAGAATTGAGTTCCCCTGATATCCTTGAGGGCTTTCGGGTTCCTGAGTGTGATCGTCTCAGATGCGTTCTGCTCGACGAAGCCCTTCTCGTGCTGCTCGATACTCCAGTTGCCGGGCGACTGATGCCCGATTTGCAACGTCCCGCCGACCAGCTTGAAGCTGATATTCTTCCTCTCCGTGATGAGCGCCTTACGTCGTCCTGTCTGAGCCCGCGTCCACTTCGATAGTGGGTCGTATGTTCCCCCATCCTGTGTCGTGATACGGCGTCTCGCGTCGTCGCGCAGTGCCCTACCGATGGAGTTCATCAGTGGGTTGGTGCGCCTCAACGCTCTCTTTATCTGCGCCAAACCCTTCTTGGTATCAGCCAAGCCGGTCACGTTGAGGTTTATATTGATATTAGTCATCGGCGCGAACGTTCTTCTCGGCGTCTACATAATCGACATCGACAGACTGATCTAGAGGATCGAGAACCGGGGAGAAGACCGGGTGATAGCTGCCAGTAGTTGACCAAGCTTCGCTGTCGCCGCTCGTAACCTCAAGAGTACCAGAGGCAACCAGAAGCAACTCCCCTTCTGATAGCTTCTTTAGCATGTCCATAGCGCGGTTGTATCTCGACTCCATGAACGGCGGCTGAGAACCAAGCTTCTCCAATAGCATCGCGGAGATAGCAAGGTCCGAACTCAGCATTGTCACAAGCGGCTCCGTCGTCACCGGCACGACGTATCGGGACGCGAGGTGAGCATTGATTATCCCCTCGGCATCCTGAATAAAGATAGATGATACGTCGACACTGGTGGTGTCCAGAGAGCCCGCGCCCACCATACTACCGATGGGCTTATAACGGGCGAACACGTCTGTGATAGTTGCATATGCCATTAGAAATATTTACTCTCCCTGCGCTTGAATTCGGAGTCCAAAATCTGCTTCTGAACTCGATTGATTTCCTCGGTACTTTTAAATCGCCCTTTCAACGCAGCTTCCCGATCATCGAGCCGGATCACAACCTCCACGTCCATTCCGACGTTCAATATCTTACGAGCCTCGGCGAGATATTCGAGAGACTGAAATGTGCCGGTTCCAAAAGACGCCATAAATTTCCAATTATCATTGTAATACTTCTCGGCCTCTTCCGCCAGCCCAAGCGCAGCATCCATATTACCACCCTGATGATAGAACCTCATCCGATGGATGATATCGCGGAACCACAGGAACTTTCCAAGGCGTCGTTCTGGGTTAACCTTATGATCCCAAACGAGAAATGGGAAGTTACGATTGAACCGATCCCGGCGAACTTCCTCGTTCTTATATCCTGTATGACCAAGGTCGACATTAGGTAACTGGAAGCACCGGCCCGGCCCGCCCTTGGGTAGCTCGAAATGCTCGTGAATATGACCACTGCATTCGTAGCCGCGCGCGGTACGGAACAGGCGAGCAGGGCGGTCTACCTGTGTCGGCCCGCCGCGCGGTGCCACGGTGAAGTGATGCTGGGGAACCAGATAGGCATCGAGAGTATTGTGCCTCAGATACGTCCCCAAGTCACCGGACAAATATTCATCCGTGTCCATCCAAAAAATCCAATCGAACCAATCCGAGACACCCTCGGTGCTGGCGTTGCGAGCCATACCGAAGCTGAATCCCTCGTGAAGAACACCCTCATCGTCGGTGTACTCAGGAGTGATCTTAGGCACATCGAGAATGCGGTATTGCATGTGCGGGTGTTCTTTAAAGAACTGCTCGATCATGGACCGGGTGTTGTCTGTGCTCGGACCCATAGCGAACTGAACGAACTGAACCTGACGGTCGAGACTGTGTAGCATCTTGAGGATCGTCTGCTCATCGTTCATACAGATCGCGGCGATGCCGACAGTCTGACGTGAGTAAGAACTCATAGCCTTCTTCAAAGGGTCGAGTGGTTTAATCGTCTTATGGTCAGCCTTGAACGTGTAGAACAGATTACCGATAGCACGACCATCTATACCGTGACCAGCGGAAAGGGAAATCATTTGCATTTCCGGCTTCTTACCGAACATCAAACGAACAGCCGACTTATCCAGATGCCAGATGTGATTACGCCACGGGAACTCGTCGGTCTTGACTTCAAATGTCAGTGGTTCCCATGCACCGTATGGTGTTGTGATTACGACCTGTCCACCGGGTTTGACCATCGCCTCTACGGCAGTGGCGACTTCCCACGGACGCACGCAATGCTCCAGCACCTCTACGCAAATGGCGAGGTCAGCCTCGAATACACCATGACAAAGACCATCCACCTTTGCATCATGTGGAGTGTCTACTCGCATAGCCTGTAGGTTCGTCGTACCGAAGTCTTCTTGGAACTTATTGACCATGTCGACATTCTGTTGAACCTGATCGAATGCCATAAACTTCCGGTCTGGAAAGTCGACAGCCAGCGGGCCGGAGATATGACCTTCTCCGCAACCGTACTCTACAATCAAGTCGCCCGGCTTAGTGTTCTCCTCGACCGCCCTGCGAATAGCCTGAAATCGGTTGGTGTTGCGAGCATAGTCTACGCCGTAATTTATCTCCGGCTTCTTGAAAGCGTAGAACCGCTTGTAATATGAAGCTAGAGTTTCGTAATTGGGGTCGTCCTCATCCAATATAAACGGATAGAAAGTTTCGATTTGCTTCGCCAGTTCCAATGACGGAACGTCCAAGTGTTCCTGTGCGGAGAGCAGGGCATAAGCAGGAACAACGTCTCCGTCCTGTACCAGAGACCATGCGCGCGAGAACACCTTGACCGGCTTGGGCTTGGAGTTCTTCAACGCTGCCTTGGCGGCGGTGTCCCAATAGAGATCGGTGCGCTTTTCCATGCGCTCTTTAATAATCCGCATGTATCTCTCGTCTTTAATAGATCGGACGAAAAACTCAGCGAACTTCTCGTTCCACTCTGGCGAGCCGGGGGCCAAGTCAGGCTGGTCGTTCCAGCTTTCGAAGTAGACACCACAGTCTCCCAAGGTTTCTTCAAGTGCGCCGACCTTAGTTGTAACAAACGGCGTTCCTACTGACATGCACTCGCGTGCCAGTATGCACGAAGTTTCCTCGAACTGGGTTGGGTAAATGTAAGCCGCGCTGTCAGCGAGAAGCTGGCGCATGTCCTGTTGTTTCAGCGACCCAACCATTTCCACGTTCGGAAGCTGTTCCATCCGGTGATAGCACCACTGATAGAAATCGCGCATCGAGTCTGGGAAGTGATTGTACATGGCGACCTTGAGGGTGAAATCAGGAAGCTGTTCCATGATGCCGCCCTCACGAATGAGGTTAGCGAGGCCGCGCTCGGGCCGGGCCGCGTATACAATCTGTGTCTCGGAGCGAGGGGCAGGGATGGTCTCAACGGGCACGATGCCGTTCGGCACGACCTTGATATCTTTCAGAGGGAAGCCGGTGACCTGATGGATTTGCTTGGCGAACCATTTCGATACCGCCCAAATCTCGTCGAACGTCCACTGCATCTGATCGAGTGCGACCTGTAGACCACGGTGCGTCGCGATGTCATGACAGTACAGAACCTTCTTCTTCGCCTGTGCCGGGATGGCTACAAGGCGAGGATCACGCGAGCAGATCAATAGATCAACCTGAGTGTTCTGAACATATGATTGGTAGTTATTGATGTGGAGCCAGCGCACCCCGTCTTCGTCGTCTTCGCCGTTGTTATGGAAGTCTGGATGGCCTTCTTCGGGAAGCTCGCAGAAGACGGTGACGTAGTTGTCTCTCTTCTTAAGCTCTTTAGCCAGCATGATGATGGCCGTCTCTGATCCCCCAAGCGACTTGTGCTTGAGGGTTGTCGGGCCGAACGGCATTCCGCCAGCGGCGATTACTATTTCCATGTGGTGTACCCCTACACGTTAAAAAGTGGGCGGGAACCGGGGGCACGCGGTTCACCGCCCTCGGAGCCCAATGTCAATCAGACCCCTTTAATCATACATTAATAAAAACGGCGGTGCCACACTAAAGTACACCGCCGAATCTTATTTGTCGGGTAAGTCCAGACCCGCTTAGATAACGGACTGGACGCGGAGCGCGAGGTCGGTGGAGACCACCTTCTCGGACTGGTAATATCCGACTTCGATATCGAACTTCTTCTTTTTCGCGTCGAACGGATGACGCTGAACCGCGAACGGAGTTCCCAAGAGAGGAGAAGTCCAGCGGAAAGCGTTCAGCCAAGTATCGGTGAAGCGACCTTGAAGTAAATTAACCTTGGCGAGCCAGAAATGGCTACCCCAAGCGTCCGACAATGACCAAGAGCCGTTTTCGGTCTCGGTTTCACCAAACAAGTTGATCTGTGCGGCGGGAACGAGGATGCGGTCGACACCGATGAGCGTAGCAATGTGCTGCTCGGTGATGAGACCACCGTTCGAACCGAACACAACATCGCGGAACTGATCGTTCCGGCGCAGGACAGTCATGACCTGCTCTGGGATGATCGCGAGATTGGGTTTGAGACCGGTGTTCTGGCGGAAGTTTTCAATCTGGGTGGTCATGTCATCTAGCGGGCGCGAACCCGTGGTGTTTGACCAAGAGGTATTGATAGAAGTCACGGTCTGCACGTTGGTCGTATTGACCGCCAGCGCAGCTACACGAACTTCGTAATCAACCATCAAACGGTCGGTCAGATTGATGGCAGAGGTTTCCGCCCAAGCCAAAACTTCGTCGGCATTGACTTCGTCTTCGACAGGCCAATCGGTCGCCAGAGCATAGTTGTCCACGAAGTAAGTGTCGCTCGTGACAGTGAAGTGAACATTCTTGGCTTCCGTGCCGGGGGCGCGGTGAGTCAGGTTCGCTTCATGACGCCGGAAGTGACCGTGGTTATATTTGTAGAAGATATCCGACTGCTTCGACACAGGAGTGACAGGCAGGAGGCTATCTGCGATGAAGCCCTCGGGACGACGCCCGACGACTACGTTTGAAAGGGGCACGTCTACGTGTAGATCGCGACCTGTTGAGGGAGTGCCGGGCATAATCTATTTCTCCTTATGCGCTGTTGACGGTGACGTTGTGCGGCATGAGTTCAAGCGTGAATACAGAGCCGGACGCGGCGGTGCTCATGGCGCGGCCCATGACGATCTTGGTCTGTAGGAACTGACCAGCGGAACCGGCATTGATGGTGCCAAAAGCGAGAGATACGCCGAAGCCCGACGCGGCACTGACGATCCATGCGCCAGCAGTTACAGCAGCACCAGCGTCGACACGCACGCGGCCCGACAGGGCAACGGTTGCGAAGTCACCGGCTTCTGGTTTATTTACGAGAACCCCAATCCCACCATTGGCGAGTGAGTGTCCGATAATTCCGATACCTACATGGTCGACGAAGCGATGCTGGAGACCAGACATATCGCCCGACGCCTGAAAGGTTTCGGATACTACGCGATTTGTATCAGCCATCGATTAGTCCTCCACTTGAATGTAGCGCGTCTTGAGAGCAGCGTCTTCGCTGAGAACAATCTGGCGCGCAGTTGCGTAATCCATCTTCCCATCAGGGGAAGCGGATACCTTGGCTTTGGCGAGCGCATCAACCTGATCCGCAGCAGAGGTGAACGTATTTTTGTCCCCCGCATTACCTTCGCCCTGTTCACTGAGGTCAACCTTGGCCGGGAGGGCGTCGATAAACTCAGAGAATAGTTGCGACGCAGAAGTTTCCTTGTCGCCGAATTTGACGGACCCCTTGACACTAAGAGCAAATGCGAGGGCGGCTTCTTTCTGTGCTGGGAGGATTTTACCCTCGGCAATGGCCTTATCGACCATCGCGGTGGCGGTCTGTTTCTCAACGTCGGCCTCGTAAGTACGAAGTGACGCTTGGGCGGTCTCCTTGCCTTTGATGGCGTCGTCACGTTCTACGGTGACAGCGTCCAACTGGACGGTGAACTCGGCTTTCGCTTCGTCCTTTGCCTTGGCAACCGCCGCGCCGACAAGCGTGTCGACCTGTTCCTGTGAAAACGGCATGTCTTGCTCCTTAAGCTCGATCTTATCACCTTGGAAAATATCTTCTGGTTCCTCGGTGAACAAAGTGGCAGCGAGGTCTTTTAACCCCTTGACTGCCGGAAGTTCCGCCCCCAACAGCGCGACCGCCGTTAGAACGTTTGTGAACTGTTTCCCATTAAACTCTGTTTTTGGGAACATTTCAATAGATACGGAATTGAACCGACGCTGTTTAATTAAATCAAACAGAGCGTCGGGAATATTGGCGAAGTCAGCGATGATCTTTGAACCTTCCATCCTAAGCTTCTCAACGAATCCAAGGTTCGGGGCACCCTTGCGGGCTCCGAAGAAAGACATGACATCGTCGTGACCAAGCTTGAGTATCGGCTGAAAGCCGCCGACACCCTGTAACTGGTTGAACGAATTGACCATCTCCTGCAAATCGTTCTCAGTAATGTCGACGACTTCGCTTCCCCTGTGTTTGCCGGTGGCGAAAATTTCAACACCTTCTAATTTCTTTGGCATTATTCGCTACCCCAACCTGCACTGTCCACTGTCGAAAAGCGACTGTCGATGTTTGTGATCCGCGAAGATGCACGCATATCTGCGTTCGCGCGTGCCTGACGAGGGAACTTCTTCGAGATAATGGGAACACCATTAGCGCCGATGATGTTATCGAGTGCGCTCTTTTCGTTGCGCGGGAAGACGTGTCTAAAGGCCATGTGATTTCTCCATTTGAGTCAGCATACAGTAGTTATACCCCAAAGAAAATAGATACGGGCGATCCGCTCGTAACCGATGAAACATGAACCATGAAGGCGGCTGGCATAAAACCCTCGTCCATAGCATAAATCCCAGTCGAGGATACAAACAGGGAACGCTGCCCCTGAATGCGTCTTCGCTGGAGCGACCCACCGACATCGAGATAAGTGTGATCGTCACCGGGTCCATCGTTTAGGAAGACCCGGCCCGTTATCTCTACCCAGTTCGACCCGATGTTCGTATCGAAATTAAAGTTCTGGGTTGCGAAGATTTCAGCCATGAACTGGTTCGGGCTCTCGAACTGGAAGATTGCCCGGCGCTCAGTACCGCTCATGTCTTTGAGACCGACATGGACGCTACCGACCCCGATACTCGTAACTAGGGGCGCTGCCCTTGTCATACATTTAACGACCTAGCCGTAAAGAAATCTTGTTCTGCGACTTGGACAGAGCCAGTGCCCTCCAGCCTCCAATTATGTTGTCCGACCGTGTTTACGACGAAGTCCATATAATAAATCCCCGTAGCCGCCTTAAACACCTCTACGTCATTTGAATAGACATATGTGTTTAGCGTAGTCGAAGGGTCTCTAACCTTGAACGTCACCGTCGAAGGATCAGTAAGAGCCCTGTCGATATCAGAGAAAGAGCCCTGCAACCTTACAGCGTCTCCAATTTCAAATATAACAGAAGATTTACTCATTTTTAATCTCAAGATGTAAGAGGGCGCTCAATTGCTCGACATGAGAAGAATATGCCCCTTGAATTTCAATATTCAGATTATAGGATTTTATCGTCTCTAAAGAAAGACAAAGACCGCATAACTCATCTGTATCAGAATTATACGCCCTGAGTGTTTCTAGGTCAAGATACCCCGGCCAAGGAACGATAGCCTTGGCAGTAGACAACATAGTCAGGGAAGGAAGTATCTGAAATGCCGTGGCTTCCGGTTGGATTACGCCGTCTGCATTCTGCTCCAGAGAAGGCAAGGTTTGTCCAGAGGACAAACTGAATATCTCAATACCCTGTGCGAACTGTTCGAGCGAGGGTAGGGCTTGCCCTGATGTTCCAGAGACCGTTTCATCGCCGGTTGCTGCCTGCTCGATTGACGGTAGCGTTTGCGTGCCGGTTCCACTTATTGTCTGGTCGCCGGTTGCTGCCTGCTCGATTGACGGTAGCGTTTGCGTGCCGGTTCCAGAAACAACACCAATCGCCTCGCCGGTTGCTGCCTGCTCGATTGACGGTAGCGTTTGCGTGCCGGTTCCACTTATTGTCTGGTCGCCGGTTGAAGACTGCTCTAGCGAAGGAAGTGTCTGACCCGATGTACCGGGAATAGCCTCCTCGCCTGTCGCGGACTGTTCAATAGATGGTAGGGTTTGATCTGAAGTACCAGAAACAAAACCAATCGCTTCGCCGGTTGCTGCCTGCTCTAATGAAGGAAGGGTTTGACCTGATGTACCGGGAATAGCCTCCTCGCCGGTTGCTGCTTGTTCGATAGACGGTAGAGCCTGCGTGCCAGTTCCACTTATTGTCTGATCGCCAG